AAATCAAACTTGGGTGATTGAGCGCTGAATGCCATCCAGGTTACAAACATATTTTCGTGTGTATTTTTCAACGCCCATCCAACACGAATCCATTTATCATACGGGCTATAATAATTTTCAGTTAAGCACATGGTGTATAGATGCGTTTCTTTAATAAAATAGTCTTGAATATCAGTATTTTTTAGGAATTGTTCTACTAGATCATCTAGTTCATCTTTAGTAGTAACTTCAAGAATATTCATTGGTTTATTGCGATCAACAATTCTGATTTTACTCTTTCTAGTTGTGTTCTTTTTTAATGATTTAAATTGCTCATATTCGTCCTTGATAGCATCAGACATTTCAAACTGTTGATGTCGTAAATATTGGGCAGTTAATTCATTAAATCGCAGTTTAAGATCAAATTTCCTAACATCATTAATGTTTAAACACCACGCATCTTCGATTAGTTCCAAATCGTAATATGATTTAAATATGTATGGCTGATTACCCGGTTTTCTAGATCCATACAACTGCCAGTTTGTTGTACCACGAGTAATGCCTTCATCTAGCACTTCATCCCAAGTATTTTGTAATGGTAATTCTTCCCATATTTCTTTCAATCCAATCATTATTTTGCTACGAAGCATCATCTGTAATGTGCGATCCATATGTATTCCTATAATCATATGGATACCATCCTTTGTGATTTCATCCAACATATTCACATCTTCTTTCTCAAAAATGAAAACTGGAATAGTGGTTGACCTAGGAATATTTAACATATTACTTATTTCTTGAAAATACAGATCAATCATGCTTGTAATATGCTCAAGTGTATGTTGTTTTTCTTCGATAGAGGTATCATATCGAAAGTCAAAGTCAACCAACAATGGGCCAGCATCTAGATGTTGTTTTTCAGTTAGAAATTCAAACTTACTGTCTTCAAATACATGCTTTATGTATTTAGAATAAAATTCATTCAAATTTGAAATAGTGTAGACACCCCCTTTAACTGACAAGGCATTATCACCTATTCTAGTATGGGTGTGTCCTTCTCCCTTTTGGGAGTAATATGAATTTAAATATGAATCAAAGGATTGTTTCATTTTTGACATATAGTATGATATATATAACCAGATTATTTTTATGTCAATTTTTTTAATATTCTTAATCCCGTTATTTTTAAAAATGTAACCAGTCCAAAACAAATAACAATAAAAACGAAGATAAAATGTGTACAATAATCCTAAAATAACCGACTGAACTGTAAAACCAAGGATATTGACGAATCAAGGAAACTATATAACTAAACACGATATAAACATATATTTATATATATTACTTAATATGTCACTAGATAACGTAAATACAATTGTTATATCAAAAGAAACCATCAAACGGCTGATCAAAGATGTAAAAGAATTGTTGAAAAATCCATTAGTTGATGAAGGTATATATTACAAACACGACGATACTAATATTTTAAAAGGATATGCATACATTTCTGGTCCAAAAGACTCGGTTTATGTCGGAGGAAACTATTTTTTTACATTCAATTTCCCAACTGATTACCCACATAAACCACCTAGGGTAGAATTCAATACATCCGACGGAGTTACTCGGTTTCACCCTAACATGTATCGAAATGGGAAAATATGTCTGTCTATTTTGAACACGTGGAAAGGTGAACAATGGACCGGATGTCAGAGTATACGAACCATATTATTAACAATTATGAGCATATTAGACGATAAACCATTACTACATGAACCTGGATTTAATGAAAAACATCATGATTTTGCCAACTACAATGAAATTATATTATATAAAAACATTGAATTTAGTATTAATAAAATAATGTCCAAACAAGGTAATAACTGTCCTATCATGTTTATCCAATTATTTACACAGGAAATGGATATTCAGTTAAAACAAAAATACGATTGTATAATAAAGGTACTAGAATCAAGAAAAAATCACATCGCCAAGCCAATACACACGTCAATATATAGTTTGAATGTATTTGTCGATTGGGGTAGTGTATATGAATTATTTAAAAAAATTGAAATGAATTAAATAATAATATATATATTATTCAATAGGATGCATTTCTGCGACAAGTGTAACAACATGTATTATATTAGACTCTCTTCCGATGAGGAGGACAAACTAATATACTACTGTAGAAATTGTGGAAACGAAGACACAAATCTAACGAAAAATAACATTTGTGTCTCAAAAACCCAATTAAAAAGAAGCGAACAAAAATATAATCACATTATAAATGAATATACCAAATTAGATCCAACATTGCCTAGAATTAATAGCATTAGATGTCCAAATAACGATTGTATTAGCAATACTTGTTTAACTAGAAATATAAATGAGGGTGAACCTGTAAAGAATTCTACCAAAAATGAAAATGAATGTGATGATCGAGAGGTGATTTATATTCGATATGACGATATGAATAAATTATACATTTATTTATGTGCCAAGTGTGATACAGTATGGAAGACCGAAAAAAATAACTAGTTATATAGAACATGTCAATATTCATTCAAATGTACAAATCTTCCTGGGTGTAAATATTCCCGAGTGTAAATATTCCAGTGGATAAAATATATATAAATTATATTGTTTTTTTACAAAGTAATTATAATTAAAATTGATGCTATTTAAAGTAAAAATAATATCTTATTATAAGAGAAAGAATGAGTGATTTAGAATTATCCGATAATGATGAAATCAATAGCATTTTGGATGAAGATTCGGACAATGAAGAAATATCTAGTCCACTTGCTAAAAAATTAAACGATACATTGCCTGCTGCTATCTTTAAAACAGCCATTGTCAATCCTGACGATAATATCCTAGACGATAGCGATGAAGACGATGATCCCATTGACAGCGATAATGATTATAAATTGGATGATGATGACGAAGATGATGAAGATGACGATGTTGTTGTAGGTGATGACGAAGATGATAATATTTCCACAACAAACAAGGAAAGTGTTGGGAATATTGCCAAGTCGGCTTTAACTGGTGGAGCGATTAAGTCTAAAAAAAGTAGTACGGTCTCTACCGTTCCACAAACCGATATAACCCTGCCTATGATTTTTGAAAAAAACGATTCCGATTATGAATCGGATACAGATGAAGACGAAGATGATAATTATTTACAAAAGTTTGATAAGGAACAAAAAAATAATTATATATTAGATCAACATCCCGAGTGCGAAATTCATAATTATAATGAAGTATATAATTTGTCCAAGGTTCAGAGAAATAAAGATAATATTATTATAGATGACTTACATAAAACCGTTCCAATTTTAACCAAATATGAAAAAACTAGAATCTTAGGATTACGAGCTAAACAGATCAATAATGGTGCGAAACCTATGGTTAAAATAGATGATCGTATAATTGATGGGTATTTAATCGCTTTAAAAGAGCTAGAAACAAAAAGCATTCCAGTGATAATTCGTAGACCAATTCCAGGTGGTGCGTCAGAATATTGGCACCTAAAAGATTTAGAAATAATCTAAGTAAGTGTCCGGTCTACTAGGATGTATCGACTGGTATAAATATTTTCGGTACTATGATCTATCTACTATAATAGTACCTACCTATTTGTTGTTATATAATTATTTTTATTATAATTATATAATAAAAGTAAATGCTAAAAGAAGATAGGATATTATTGTTATTATTACCAGTATTGCTTGTAATAAAAGTTAGCTGGATATTGTTAACAATTACACATTTTTTTGTAATGAATAATGACTATGGTGATAAATATGGTTCACTTGTCGGAAACATTGAGGAAGCAGTCCATATATTCTATAATATTCTTATGGGGATACTGCTAATTTATCTATATAACAATCTATTAACACCAAATACAGTATGTATTAACAATGAAACAAAAAAGTTTTTATACATGTTTGGTATATTGATGATTATTGGTAATTTTCAAAAATCATTTCATATGTTTGTTTTTGGATTAGATAGATAGATAGATAGATAGATAGATAGATAGATAGATAGATAGATAGATAGATAGATAGATAGATAGATAATTATACGACATCGAATATGTATTTGTAATACCCATACATATTTTGGCAGTTAACATTTCCATCTATTACCACACTCCAAACAATTCACAAATGTAGTCATAGGTTCATCCGCAGACCGTGTTTGTAATTGATAATATGTACACTTGTTTGATTTACATTTGTAACATTTGAAATTATCAGTAGAAGCCTCTAACTTAGGTTCATATTTATTTTCGTCTCTAATTTTCTTTTCTTGAATTAAATCATTCCACTTATCCGGCTGCATTTCCTGATGCGTCATAAAAGCAACTTCATGTGGTTTTATGTTTTTAGAATTAATCCTATCCTTGAGATTGCTATGTTTTAAATTTATGTAAATAGTCCTTACACGATCTAAGTAGATTTTTACAAAGTAATTATTGTCCCACTTCTTCACGATATTTAATTTGGTAGCATGATCTAAACAGTAATTGTAAATCCCCTTTTCTAGATTTGACGAATGTTTATCGTCTCCTAATATAATTGCTATTTTATTAGCAATATTTGTTCTGAAAGCGTCTGGATCATCTATTTTGTACATGTTCTCCTATTTACTTAATTTATATTAATATTTCTTTAATCAATTTTTTTACATTTATGATAATAATTATATAACTTTCAACCGGTTTAGTCCTCGTCACTATAACTATATTGATCGTAATCTAATTCTGAGATGGCGTCTTCCCATGACGATTCATCTTCGCCTGATTTACTATTTCCTTCCAAATCATCTTCGGCGTTATCATCTACTACAAACCCGTCCTTTAAATAACCTGATTTTGTTTTCAGTTCTGCTGCGATATGTTCGAGCTCGTCAACCTCGTTATCGTCTTCTTTAGCAGTGTCGGCCAAATTTTCAAACCCACCAAACAAATCCTCGTATACCGCTGTCCAATCATCTAGACCAAGATCAATCAAATCATCTACATCAGCGCCTTTGTGGGCAACTAGCGCAATACATCCGAAATATAATACGGTATCTACCGGTGGCGGCAAGTCATACTTATTTTCAGTATTTGCCTTTCCACTATCCCTAGCATACATTGATACGAAGTTAAAATTATACTTGTCCTTCTTCACCTTCCAGGTTGTTCTTAATTCAAAACCATCTCCCTTTTTGAATTTACACTTTTTATACAATTCGTCCTTTTCTGGAAGATGGTTTGTACTTTTTAGATCGCCATTCTTTTCAACTATTACTATATTCACCATGATTATTATTAGATGTATAATAGGTTTAAATGGTTTAGTCTATTATTATTAATATTCATATTATATTATGTTTATATATCCAGCTACCAAGTATAAATCATTAACACCAGAATGTATAAATACATATCTACAAAAAGAATATAATTATTTGAGTTTTAATACACCTGACGGCATTATTGAAATTCAAAATGATAAAATATACAAATTCGTAGATTCGCCCAAATTGAAAGGGTATCAATTTAGTAAAGAGATATCTTTTAACCTTCAATCCGATGTGCAAATAAAAAAAGAGATTTATTGTATTCCAATCGACTATTCGTATACGAAAATTAACATAAAAAAATACAAATTGTTACCCAATAGCATATTAACATTAATAATTAAAAACAATACCGAATTTTATTTTGAAACAAATGAAAATGAAATAACCGAATCCATTAAAGAAGATATGATTACGTTTTTATCGATATTAAAACTTTATAATTAAATATATAATATGCTATCATGGATTATTCAGATGAGTGTTATATCATTAGTATTAATTATATTAATTCATTATTTATTTACTTTTTTTAAAACAAACTTAACTATACCAAAAGTAAAAGATTTAGTAAATAAACCCCAAGAACAATACGAAATGTTGTTCAATACGATAAAAAATACAAATACCATACAAGCCGGCAATAAAATCGGTTCTGGATTTTCAACTAATCCAATTGCGAACAATAATGTAAAAACGAATCAAGATATGAAAACTGAACTGAAAAACTACCTGAAAGAATTGAGTGATTCAAATTCTAAGATAGTCAACAATAATAATGACACCAACATTAATAATACTATTAGCGGTAACAACAATAGTATGAACCAGAACACCGTATTAACCTCTGATAACTTATTAACGAGCGACGCATTTGCTTCGAGTATATATTCGGCATTTTAATTGGTAGCATATATCTAGTATGGTCTCGTATAAGTTATATGTAATATATATTAAAGGTATACTAATGTATATATTAATAGTGATCATGCGATTGTCCAATGTAGATAAAACAAACTTATTGTCTAGATTGCCTTGTTTGAAACTTTCTTATGAAAAAAACCATAATAAAGTTTCCAGTGATATGTATGTTTTAATTCCATACGGAAAAAAACATCTAGTGTGGTTTACATATTTTAAAGACACGAAGGTATGTGTATTTATTGATGTTAATCGAGGTATAAAGGATATTGTTAATATTGAAATCGTACCCCAAATATTTGAAAAGAAACTAGTATTAGGAACTATTTTTTATGGAACCAGGTTTAATGCTAATAAACGAGACCTGTTTACTATTGAAAATATCCATTATTATAAAGGAAAGAATATTGAGAATAATAATGAACATTATAAATTATCTTTAATTCAGCGTATATTATCTAACGAACTGAAACAATGTTTTTTAACAAATAAAGGAGTTGCTATTGGGTTACCAGTTGTTGAAAATAATTTCGAGGACGCGGTGACTACCTCTAAAATACTTCAATATAAAATATATTCTATTCAAAACCGAAACTTCAATACGATCCATAGCACGTATTCTAGTATTTTATTTAAGGATGTTGCACTTGATAATACTCAAAAAATATTTGTTATAAAGGCAAATATACAAAATGATGTCTATCATATGTATGTAAGAAATGAGGTAGGACAACTTGAAGAGCACGATATCACGAATATTCCAGATTATAAAACTAGTGTAATGATGAATAAGATATTTAGAAAGATAAAAGAAAATTACAATTTAGATGCATTAGAAGAAAGTGACGACGAAGATGAATTTGAAAACATTAGAGAAGACAAATTTGTAGATTTAAATAAGTCGGTTAATATGATTTGTTCATATAACTCAAGGTTTAATAAATATGTACCCGTCTCTATAACTAACTCTACAAATATTGTTCATAAGAGCCAAGTTATGCGTAATCTCTACTAGTTACATACCCATATTATCTTTTTATTTCGAATATATATATATATATATATATGTCATCATTGGTTACACAAGCATCGTTAGTCAATCCACAGAACGCTCATTTTTCAAACCCTGGATTTTCCAGCAAAGTGGGTGCGGTATCTGGTTGTGGTGGTTCGACATCGAGTGATTTAGCGTTAGAACAGAAAGGCATGTATAGTATGGTCAAAACTGGAGGAAAAAAGAGAGGCAAACATGGTTCGAAACAAAGAAAGAGTAAGATGAGCCGTAAGATGAGCCGTAAGAACGTGTATAAAGGTGGAGATGGATATGGTTTTTCTACAGATCAATCATTATCTAAAATGTCCGGAGTACATGGTGCTCATCTAGCAGAGACTAAATCATATGCTAATACCAAGATTGATTCGGACACAAATATGGGTGCTATGTCTGGTAATCCTTTACAAAATGGAGGTAATAACGACTTATCTTATGGAACAGGTGGTAATCCGTATTATGGATTTCAACCAACAGATGAGTCTTTATCTACCTTTGCTGGAGCTGGGTATGCTCCAATCACCACTGGATTAAATAGTCAATGTTCTTCTGTACCTAAAACAATGGATGGCGGTAGTCGTAAGAGGCGATCCGTGAGCCACAAGAAAAAGAGCAGTAAGAAGAAGAGCAGTAAGAAGAAGAGCACCAAGAAGAAGAGCAGCAAGAAGAAGAGCACCAAGAAAAAGAGCCACCGTAAAGGGCAAAAGGGTGGATATAGCCAATATTTGTCAAATATTGCCAACACCCCAGGATATTCAACTGGCGCACCGCCTGCATTATTGGCTAATAATTCTGCTTTAGCTAGTCCTCCACCAATCACCCCTACAAATACTTGTATGAATTCTTGGAAACATTTAGGGGACCTACCTCCGTATAACGAGGTATTTTAAATTTTTAGATATTCAATAGCCTAACTATTCAGCCGTGTAAATTAATTAAACATGTCCCTTTTAATGGTTCTTCCTTCTTCTTTATTTTTTTAATACTTTTCTCGCTGTCATTAGGATCATACATTGTTTCCCACTTATTTTCTAGGTAATCAATATTGTTACTAGAAATGATATTATATTTTTGTTTAATATAATATTGTCTTCTTTTGTGCCACTGTTTTTCAAAAATATCGTGATTATCTATTATATCTATGACTAATGGGTTTGTGTGTTTTGTTCTCAATATTCTACCGACTGATTGACAAACATCTGTCTTTGGCGAAGCCATTATTAGTGTAGTAAGTGTTTTAATATCAAGTCCTTCAGAAGCCATTGCGTAAGTGGCAATTATAACTTTTTTTGATTCACTTATTTTTAAGTCTTCTTCTTTCATTCCTCCAATATAATAGCCAACTGTGGCGATTAATCTATGTTCAATCGATTTATACAAATATGTAATCAATGATTTATTGTGGGCTAGGATCATAATTTGTTGTTCTGGATTTATTTTTAATTCTTCTTCTACTATTTTTATTATGAATTCTGATCTACGATTATAGTTACATAATTTTGAAATCATAGTACTATATAACGGATTCCCTCGATAATCGTATTCTATCTTATTGAATTCATCGTCATTAACTTTGTAATTAATAGCTTTTACAATGACCTTGTGTTCAGATGTGTCGGTTTTTTCTTTGTGAACTATATCCCCCAAAAACATTTTAAATACCTTGGTTAATCCATCTTTTCTTTGCATTGTGCCTGAAAGACCAAGTGTATAATTTGTTTGTATTTTCATCATCGATCTACTGAATACTTCGGCCCCTAGGTGATGAGTTTCATCATATATGGATATGCCAAAACAATCAAATAGAGTCTCTGGATAATCCTTTTGAGACAATGACTGAAGCATACCAATTACGATATCTTTATTTTCAATGTCTATAATTTGTCCTTGAATTTTTCCTACTCGCGCATTTGGTAAAAACTGCTGAATTCTCTCGATCCACTGATTCAATAAGAATGACTTGTGAACAATGACTAGTGCTTTTTTCTTTAATTGAGCAATAATATAAAGCGCCATTACCGTTTTGCCTTTACCAGGATCAACATCTAATAGTCCTCCACCACTGTCTTTAACAAAACTAATATATTTATTTACGATATTCACTTGATATTCTCTCATTTCACCATTAAAAGCAACATTTATGGCGTCTCCTTTTGGTAGTTTATTCTCGCGTACATCTCCAAAATTGTCTAGACCAAAGAATCTAGGTAAATAATATTTGTTGGGCGATTCACGATAAATAGGGAATGGATCCGATTGAACCGGTGATTTAGGGACATATGGCTTTACTGTTAGTTCTGTTCGTATAAACAATTCTTCCTTAGGGGATACATCGCCTTTATATATCGTATAGCCTTTCTTTCCTATGTATGAAATTATTATAATAGATGTGTCCTTTTATATTTATTCAATTTTATACAAAATGAAATTACAAAATAAAAAAATATAATAATATGATATATGGAATTAATTACTAATCTTATGAAGCCAAATAATAAACATCATCAACTATTATTGGTGGTTATGGTATTGTATATTGTTCTTAATATTAAAACGCCACAAATGTTAGCACAATTGATTGATAATATATATGGAAATATTGCGGTATTTATAGTTGCTCTTTATTTACTAAAGAACATGAATCCTATTATTGGAATTGTTGCCTTATACGCAGCATACGAATTAATCACACGATCTAGTTATACTACCGGATCAGCTGCCATAAGAAAATATTTGCCTAGTCAAATGAAGCAAGATAGACATTTGTCTGCGTTTAACCAATTTCCAGTTACTTTAGAAGAGGAAGTAGTTAAACAAATGGCCCCTTTAGTAGAATCCGCTGGCCCGAGCCATTTACATTATGAACCGAAAAATGATAATACACATAATGCCATGGACGTCAATAATAATACATCTATTCTCTAATACATTTGATTACATTCATTTGAGCATGCAGTGACATCTGTAATTCATAATTATTTATACATAATTATGAATATATTTTACCTAATCTTGTTTTCTTAATTTTATAAACAATGTTTTCGCGGCGTACACTATTCCATATGCCGTAATTGCTCCTATTATAACATATAAATAAGGTGTTATTTTTTCAAAGTCAAAATCGGGTGCCATTCCAGCTGTCGATACATTTGAACCATCTATATTTACTAATAATTCGCCCTCAGAATTCACTGGTTGACAATCTATAAAAATTTCATCGCCGTTATTTTTTGAATTAGCACCATTCTTATTATAAAATGTGTTATTATTTGTCTTTACATTACAGCTAGTTGTTAATATAATCTGTTTTAATTGAGTCATATTATCAGATGACACATTTAAGGCATTGTCGATATTATACACTATATAATTATATGAACCATTACATGGCTCGTATGGTAATGTACCAGTATATGAAAAATAACCTTTTCTATCCGGTATAAATTCGTCTAAAGAAAAATTGCCCATCGATAATGTTACCGATTCATTATTATTTGGAATTCTTAATGCTGCTTCTGCTATAACTGATGCCATTAGCACAGAACCTTTATTTGTTTTTCCGCCAACTACAATCGGAATAGATACGATTAAATTTTTACCGGCTCCATTATGTATAATAAACATTTCGCCAGCCGCACGAGATCCATTATATGTATGAAGTGATGGTTGATATATACGAATTTCTTGTACATTGTAATTTTCATCATTGTATTTAACTGGATTAAATTTTCCCGAGTAATTTAACGACAAGTACGAATTCTTGTTACTAATGTTTGGCACATAATCACCATAACTATAATTATAATCACATTTTAAAACACATGGTCCCATAATAGAATCCATTGAAATATTCACTGGTGATGTAGCATTTGGGCAATTTATTTTATTCGTTTTGGACATAATATTAATATACTGTTATAAAATAAAATACAATACAATAGCAATACTTTTTCTAAAACTATAATATACATGAAACTTTCTAAAAATAAAATACATAAGATCAAACATAAAAAGAACAGAACCAGGAAACAAATCGTCTTTAGAAAGAAAGTGAAAACATCCCATGAAAATTCAAAAAAAAAAGGCAAGAAGGTTATCAATCTTCGTAAAAAGACGATGAAACGATATACCACTGGTGGCGATATTGCCATTGCCAATAAGGATCAAAATATAACTGAAGATGTGGATGAGCCAATAGATAATACAGGGATTGAATTGACCAATAAATCAGTAATAAATAACCAATTAACACCGGAAAATCCTACCAATATATCCCAACCAAATAACGAAAATACTAATTCAGATGTGGCTACTAATAGTGTGATTAACAACCCCATAAATCGCATGAAACTTGCTCATCCCGAAGTAATTGATCCAAATCCTGTTCCAATAGAACAAAATACAGATGAACAAATAAATGCTATCGAGGATACTATACCAGAAGCATCAGTTGATGATGAAACTGTACCAGAAGCTACTTCTGATGGGACTGGTTCTAAATCTATTCCATTTACTGATGAACAATTAAAGAAAATATATGATAGTTATAAAGTAAAATATATTCAAGATGACTCTGGAAATGAAAATGAGACAGTTGTACCTTTCACTAGAAAAAGTTTGATTCGATTATTGACTTCAACTAATGAGGATGGTATTAAGGTAAGAGAATTATTTGGATTTCCTGGGAATATGAACAAAAGCCAATTTAATACTGGGACGAAATTTAACAAAATATTCGCTAATATTCTAACAACGGTTGGTAGAGATGAAAATGACATGAACATGTCTGTACCAGTGTCAGACGAAAACGACATATCATTTGAAGAATTTAAACGGTTTGTAGAATGTGGGACATATAGAGACCAGAATACTGGTGATAATTTTAATTGTATAAATGTTAAGCCACCTCAGTCTACAAACGACGAATCTATCCCTGAAACAGAAACAAACGACGAAT